GCTGTGGTCAACTTTGACGAATTATAATGCTGTAGCCTTAGAGAAATAAGGGGATATAATGATGTTACTAAAGTCATTTTATGGGCTGTATGGTGCTTCTAAGGCGTATCATGGCGAATATTGCAGAAATATAGGAGTTAAGTATTTGAAACTAAAGGAAATATGGGGTTTGCCTCGCGTGTACACACACACGATGATCCCCGCTGTGGCATAACCGCAACACTGTGACATAAATACAACATATAGATATATATATTATATTATTATATTTAATATATTTCCTTATTCTTCTAGGGCTTCAGCGTTAGAAAATTCCCATACCGGCTTATATGGTCCTAAAAGAAGCTAAACGACGAATTTATCGCATGAAGCTAGTTGACAAAGTTATTTTGATATGAAATAGTCAATCATCGAAACGGAGCTAAGCCGATGCATAAAAGAACATTCGATACATGCAAGCTTCCTGCGGCTGTCACAGTTTGGGAAGAAGGTTCTAAGTTTTATGGCAAGGTTGGAAGCCTTGTTGAGCGCAAAGGGCGAATTGCTCTGCTAATTGTGGGAGGTGAACATTATTTTGTTGAATACCGCAAGATTGCTTATGGGGATAATTCTAAAGTTAATGGATTCGATTGACGAATTTGCCGGTTGATATAACCGAAGCATGGAGCCTAGAAAGAAGAATGAAACCGATAATCAGCCTTTACGACGAATCCGGCAATATGCTGCGGCCCTGGGCCGCAGCTGGTTTTACATGCTATGCTTATGACATTCGCAACAGCAACCGAACCGAATATGCGGGCAAAGGCGCAATCATTTATCGTCATGCTGATTTGCGCAGCGAAGTTATCCACGAAGAAATAATTACACTTAATCCGAGAGTGTTATTTGGCTTCCCGCCTTGCGATGACTTAGCTGTATGCGGGGCGAAGCACTTTCAGGCGAAGTTTGAAGCGAACGCAAATTATCTTAAAGAGGCAATGGAATTAGTTTATGTTATCCCGAAGCTTGCTAACAAGATTGGTTGCGCCTATGCGTTTGAAAATCCGGTAAGCCGTATTGCAACATTGTTCAGGAAGCCTAACTTTATTTTTAATCCTTATGAGTTTGGGGGATATTTGCCTGAGGATGACAAGCACCCACGTTGGCCGGAATATATCAAACCAAGGGACGCCTACCCGAAGAAAACGTGTATTTGGTCCGGTAACGGGTTCAATATTCCGATTAAGAAGCCTGTCGCGGTTGCGCCTGGCTATTCCGACCAATTCAAGCTACTAGGCGGAAAGTCGGCCAAAACGAAGCAGATACGAAGCGAAACGCCGAGGGGCTTTGCGAAGGCTGCATTTATTTTTAATTCGTGGTGTTGACACATCCGAAGCATTGGTTTAAGTTTGGATCATGAGCAGAGGGAACGCGGATATGTCGCTAGAATGGAAAGCTAAAGAAACAAGGTTTGCGTCTATTAATTGCCTTGTTAGTGGCAAAGTGACGCTTGCAACTGTTTCATATAATTCGCTCAGAAGCCGCGAAAACACGGCGGAAACTTATCGTTGGGATAGCCTCATTAGCCGTGCTAACGGCTTTGCCAAAACTGAGGAGAAAGCAAAGGCAGCCTGTAAGCTTTACGTTGAAAGCTGGCTCTTGGCGGCTAATCTTCGCATCGGCTAATGTGTGGGCAAACTAACCGAAAGGTGCTGCAATGTATGAGTGCATGAACTGGCTAAAGGCTGCTGCCGTAAGTGATGCGAAGGATTCGCTAATGGAGTTCGGAAGCTGGCGAATTAACTGCTTTAATTCTGCCGTTGTGGCGGGTATCGTCTTCGGATGATAACGCCTGAACAACTCGCCAAACCAGGGACGGAGAGCGCGCACCAAGTCGCGCTCTTTTGTTGGGCCTCAAGGAAGGCCACAGAGACGCCGTGGGAGGCCTTGAGGCTGCTTATGGCTATCCCACTAGGCGGAAAGCGCAACGCCGCTACAGCGGCTCGCCTGAAGGCGGAAGGGGCTAGGGCCGGAGTGCCCGATATTTTCCTGCCAGTCGCCCGTCACGGTTGCCATGGCCTTTGGATTGAGCTAAAAAGAAGCAAGACAACCAAACTTTCGGCTAAGACAGGTAGAACGATTGTTGACAAGTCCGAAGGCAAGGCGCAGGATCATCAAACGAAATGGATAGCCGATCTGCAAGCCGAAGGATACGGGGCTTGCGTTTGTGTCGGTTGGGAAGAAGCAAGAGACGTGCTAATTCAGTATCTCAATCAATGAAAGGTCTAAGCCATGACATTCTTCGAGCCGGATCGCATCTTCACAACAGAAGAAATGAACAAAGCGCGAAGCATTATCTTGGAGACAAATCCAGGCGCGGAACGAGTTAGCCGAATGGTTGGCGAAGTTGTTGACAAAGCCATGCCGCTAGTTCATAAGGTGTTTCCGCTTATGGAGTTTGATCCTGTCTATGTCGCGTATCGGCTTGAATATTCGCTGTTGCGCGTGAAGGGAGTTTGAATTATGAGTGAAGTTACACCTGAATACCTCGAACGGCTGAGAGACGAAGCGGCAAAGCTGAAAGAATCTTTCAGAAGCCGAATGCGATGCGCGATTTCCGAGAGCGAAACGGCCTTCGCAGACCTCGCGCGGATCGGGCGGGAGCTGGGAGAGGCGCAGGCGGAGAATGTGACGCTTTCCACAGAACGTAGCGCCCTGCAAGACGCACTCACGGCGGCCTTGGCGGAAATCGCCCGCAAAGCCTTGGAGAAGACCGAACATGGCAAATGAACCGACATCTGCGCAGATCAAAGCGGCGGCGAGCGCGCGAAAACACGCCCGCAGCGTAAAACTAGCCGCCGCTCTCGCCGCGCAGGAAGCCGCCGAACTCGCCGCGTTTGAGCAAGCCTTGCGTGAGCATGACGAGGTGCGCACCGGGCAAGTTAGGTACGCGCCGGAAGCGCCGCGCGAGCCAAGCGAGGAGGCGGCGAACTATTCGGAAATTCCGAAAGGTTGGAAGCTGGTCCCGGTTGAGCCGACCGAGGCGATGCTTGAAGAATTTCATGACCGCATCCGCATCGAAGCGCGACCGGCTGACCAACTCTGTTCCGTGCTGAATGATCGATATGTTTGGGCCGCCATGCTATCCGCCGCCCCTCCTGCGCCTGCCGGGGATGGGTGGAGGCCGATCATCACTCATAATCCGAAGACTGACCCTGCGATTTGCTTGGTCGCTTACGAAGATGGACATGTGACCGCTGCCGAATATAGCGAGTTGCTGGAAGGCGGCCCTGACGACCATCGGCAATGGGAAACACATATTGCGCCAAGAGCGGAAAACGGAACTGCGGGCCTCTACGCTTGGCCCATCGCATGGCGGCCCTTGCCTGCCCCTCCCAGCGACGGGGGTAATAAATGAGCGAGGAAGCCGCAAAGATCAAAGCGCAGTCAATCCGCGAGAAAACAAACGCCCTGACCTTGGCGCAGCAGGAAAGCTTTCGCGCATGGAGCATCGCTCACGGCTTCGGTAATCCATACCAGCAACTTGAAGCCGCCGCCTTCGAGCGTGGCCGCACCGCTGGCAGGGTTGAGCAGGCGAGGATGGATGCGGCTGTAGCAGATCGGTTCGATAGAGAAATTGCCGATGGCCTCCGCGCCGAGGCCGAACGCATCGAGAAGGGTGAATCGTGACAGAATATAACAGGCGAAGGCCTTACAGCGTCGCAACCGAAGCCGAGAAAGAAGAAGCGCGCATATTGCGCGCTTCTGGCTTGTCCATTAGTCGAATTGCGCAACGCCTGAATCGTTCCGACAAAGCAATTCGCATTTGGACGAATCCGCATTATGCCGAATATGTTCAAAGGGCTAATACGAAGCACAAGGAAATGAGGCGGCTTAATAAGGTCGCAATGACGGCGGAACAGATAGCTTTGCGTACTAAGCTGGCGCGCGTCGCAAGGGAAGAAGCGAGGGAAACCGGGCTACCAATCCGCGAAGCGTATGCGAAGTACGGAATTAAATACTACAATGCAAGGGAACTTTCATAATGGGAATGCATGAAGCTAAATTCAATCCTACCGCTAATTTTGAAAAGCGGTGGTTAGCTGAAAGTTATATTGAGAAGCATGGCGGGAAGATTCTAAATACGAGAAAATGGAAAGGCCGTTATAAATTAGGTGACAAAGTTTATTTTGTGCAATACGATGCGCGCCTGTTCGCTTGGTTTATCTTAGACGAAACGCACGAATGGAAAAGCCGAAAGGATCAGGGCCTTGATCGTGAAATGGACTGACGAATATGGCGTACTCCGCTGCAACCGTACGAAGCTCAGCAATAAGCCGCCTTGCGCTACCTTGCTTATGATGCGCGGTGCGCTAAGCGTGATTGCGACCGAAGGAACGAAAACAAGCGTTGACTTCAGCAAGCAGTTTGCAGACGCGATTGACTTTAACTTTGTTGATTGTACGGGGGCGAAATGATAGCAAGCGAAGCAGAGAAGACAGGCGCTAGGATTATGCGAATGTTCGGCGTCGGGCCGTATCATATCGCTTGGCTGTTCGGGCGAGGCGAGAGTACGATCAAATATTGGCTCTATCCGAAGTTCCGTAAGGCGCAACTGGCTAACCAAAAACGCTATCAATCCTATAAAAGAAAGTGATTGACAAAGGCGAAGCCAGATGCGAAGTTACGGGCGCAGTTTGAATTGGGGGCGAAAATGAAGTTCGGAATACTCGTAAGCATCGCACTCTGGCTTTGCATCTTTATCGTCATTATCCTTATTGACGGTAGTAAGGAATTGGCCGAGTGCGAAAAGAACCATACGCATGATTTTTGCGTTAGCCTGTTGAGGTAATTACAATGGAACATTGCATTAACTTTCTGGATACGGATTTTGTAGTTGAATACGATTATACCGTAACCTATGCCGGAAGCCACGGCGTTGCGCCTTCGCTGAATGATCCAGGCGAGCCGCCTGAGGCAATGGAGTTTGAAGTTACGATCTTGTCCATTCGCGAGGATACCCCTGGCGATACTGGCAAGTGGCTTGAACTTCCTGAATGGCTCAAAGAACGGATCGCGGTTGCCATCGGCTCAGACGAAGACGTTTATGCCATCATCGAGCAACGGGAGTTTCATTAATGCCGGACGAAGAAAGAGTTGCGCGCCTCTTGGTGCAATTCCTCTGGCGCAAGCTGAAAGGATACGACCATTACAAGAAGCAGCAGGAAGACGCCCAATGGCGCGACCATGTTGCAGCCGCGAAGGAAATCATAGCCGCGCTCAAGACCGAAGCGGCCTAGTTGCCAATGGCTTAAAATCGTGTATGCTCCATATTGCGGCTGTCAATGCCGTTGTATGGAGTAAGCCAAATGCCGAACGTTAGCGATGTTGTCGCCCATAAGCTGGAATGCGCGCGAACGGAACTTCACTCAACCTATAATCATTCCCTAAGAACGCTTGGCGCGGAGCCGTTCTTTTCCGTCGAAGATAGGGAATTGCTCGACAAGCTGGATAAGCGCCTATTCGACTTAGCCCAGCGGAAGACGCAGGAAATTGAACATTCCTGGCGCAAAACCTCAAACGCCTAATCAGCCTTGCGCGCCCCTGTCAAGCCCTGTAATGTGTGGGCAAACAGGGGCGCTTTTTGTTTCCTGTATCTTTATTCCTAAATAAAGGATCGGGAAACCAATGACTGTTAAAGCACCATTCCAGCCGCGCTATGGCCAAGGCCAGACTATGACTTCGGCGGCTGCTTCGGCGGCTGTTACGATTGATGCGCAGGCTAAGAGCGTTCAAGTCACCAATACCGGGGCAAATCCTGCTTACTTCCGCATTAGCAATTCTGCGGCTGCGGCTGTTGCTGCGGATTGCATCATCCTCGCCGGAACGCAAGTTACTGTGTCGAAGGGTGACGGGGATAATTCGTTTGCCCACATTTCGCCACTCGGAACGACGCTTAACGTGATTACTGGCGAAGGGTTCTAATCATGTTTAAAGCGCAAACTCCGCCTACTCTCAGCCTTGTTAATCCCGGCAATCGCATTGTTTCGCCTGCTACCTTGCGCCATGCTACGAATCGAACTTGCATTCCGAATGCGCGTTCGGGTTCGCAGTTGCAGAGCGGCGGTCGTTGCTGGCAAATCAGTTATGTTCCGGTTAACGGAACTGTTCGGGTTGGCTTCTGGAATGGCGCAATCCTTACAGGTGGCGCAGGCGAAAGCGGCAACGGCGACACAATGACGCTGCGCTGTTCGATTACGCAATCGGACGGAACTACAACCGCGACTTATTCATCCGGAGCCGTTGCCAATAATGCTGTTGGCTTCGTCGATATTCCGGGCGTTGTTAATCCTTCGTTCAAAAAGTTTATTATCAATTACGATATTCAGATGGGCGCGGCTGGCTTCGTTCCGTCTATGAGTTTTTCCAACTGTTGCGATAGAGGTAATGGCGATCAATACGCGGTTGGCGCTTCTGGTTTCGGCCATACTCAGGATGCAACCTATTTGGGTTCGGGCGAAGCTAACAACTGGCTTCCGCAGTATGTTTCCGTTATGTCAGATCGCAAAGTTTGGGTGCTGGTTACGGATAGCCTAGGCGAAACGGATGACACTGTATTTGATCCGGCTGGCGGACGCGGATTGTTTGGGCGCGGTATGGCGCTTGCGGGGCCTCACCTGAATTGGGCTGCGCCGGGGGATAGGGCTTCTGTTGCTGCTGCTGGCTTCACGGCGCGCACGGCCTTGCTTGTGGCGGCTGGCGCTTCAGCAGCTACCCCCTTTGCGGCTGTCAATCAACTTGGCCGCAATGATATATCTAATGGGCGTTCGGCTGCGCAGCTGATTCCAGATCGGAATACAGTCACAACGACGCTTAAGGCTAACGGCGTTGATCGCGTTATTGGAACGACGATTACGCCTTACACAACTTCGTCTGACCTTGGTAATACAACTTCGGGGCAGGCCCCGCAGAACGCCGCGCAAGAGATTGTGCGTAGCACTGTGAATGACTTCTGGCGTAATGCCGGAGCCTATACCACAACCGGAACGCTAACTAATGGTAGCGCTAGCGTTACGGCGGTTGCTAGTTTGACGCTGCTTGGTATGTTCCCTGGAATGACCTTTACGTCTTCTACAGGTGGCGTTCCGGGCGGTACAACTATATCTTCAATCAATTATGCAACTAGCACCATAACGCTGTCTGCGGCGTTCACAGGAACGACTACGCCCGGTGCTTCGATTACGGGAACCGCGCCTGCAACCGGCCAAACGTTCCCGACTAATCAGGATGGCTTGGTCGATATTTGCGCATTGCTTGAAGGGGCTACCACGCTTCCCTTTACGCCCGTGCGCAATGGCGGGGTTTGGGTCCCTGGCATGGCCGCGCTCGATATGCTGCACATGACCTCGAACGGCTATCTAAGCAATCGCCCATTGGTAGACGGAATGGTCGCCGCATATTAGACCTTCGATTTATCCACACAATAATTAAGGCCGCTTCATGCGGCCTTTTTGTTTGACCGAAAGGGGTATTTTAGCTTAACTGCGAACGCCTTTGGAGTAATCACAATGTCAGCCTTCCAGGAATTTGCGCCGCTAAACCTCAAGCTGATTGTCTATGACACACAAAGCGGCGAAGCCATTCGGGAGCATTTGATTGATTATAATTCGCCGCAAACGCGCCGCTGGCTTATGCGGGTGACACTGTGGGCAACCTATAATCACAAATCAATCGAACTTATCAACGTGAATGATGATAAGACTGTTGACAGACCCGAATGATTGCCATAAGTTCAAATCGTCAAACAAAGCGCGCCCGCGCTAACCGAACAGAAAGCGTTATCAAAATGGCCAAGGCGTCGAAAGTTACGAAAATTGTTGAAACCCCCGCTCCTGCGATTGACAATGCGAAGCTTTCGCTTATTGTCGCCGCTACCGTCGCAAACGGCTTCACTTATGAAGATACGGGCGAAGCGAACATTCAGAACCTGCTTGTTGCGGGGCTGATTGAAACCAATGCGGCTATGGCCGATGAAAATGGAAACGTTGCGACCCGCGCAACCGTCAAAGGAATTGAAACTGTGAACGCCACTGTTACCGAAACCGCTCCGCAGCCTGAAATCGCTCCGGCTGTTGTCCAGGCTGCTACCGCCGCCCCTAAGGCTACTACGTCCTTCGCCATTCGTTCGGACATTCCGGTCCCGACCATCAAGCGCGGCGGCGCGGGCCGCGCTGTCGGCTTCCCGTTCGACCTTCTGGAACCGGGCCAGTCTTTCCACGTTCCTGCCACTGCGGAACGCCCGGAGCCTGCCAAGTCGCTTGCTTCGACTGTTTCGACGGCTAACGCGAAGTATGCCAAGGAAACTGGCGAAAGTGAGGAAGTGACGGTTCCGAAATACCAGCTTGACGCCGAAGGCAAGCGCGTGAAGGTTGACGGCCATTTCGTCAAGCTTGGTGATGAAACCATTACCCGCAAAAAGACGGTTCAGGAGCGCGAATTTGTCGCGCGTTCGGTTGATGCTTCGGACCCGGATGGCATCGGGGCGCGTATCTTCCGCCTTCGCTGAATGAATTAGCAGGCGTCCTCCCACGCAAGCTAAAACTAGCCCCTGGCGAAAGCCGGGGGTTTCTTTTTGCCGCAGCCTATGCAATTTTGAGCGGGCGATTTGAGGGGCTGCAATGTCGATTTATCTTTGGCCGCATGAAGACGTTCAAAGCTTGAACGCATTTTACGGTGATCCTCGCGGAAGCAATGGCGAAGCAAGCCCCATATGGGAAGCGGACAACCTTCGTTATTGGGAGCCGCCTTACCCGCTGTTCTTTAGCGATGGGAAGCATACGCCCTTGAAGCGTTTGCGCATTCATAAGAAGTGCGTTTCAACTTTTGACGAAGCTTTCAAGGAAGTTTTGCATGTTTTTGGGATTGACTATATCGTTAAGAACCGGCTTAACATATCAGGCGGTGCAACCTGTTATAGATTGGAGCGCGGCGGCTCCCGTCTTTCTGTTCACTCTTGGGGTTGCGCTATTGATATGGACCCTGCCCACAATCCTTTCCCGGCGCATTGGAGGACCGGAATGATTGACAAAGGCTTTGCCGCTATTATGCAGAAGCATGGCTTTTGCTGGCGCGGCGAAGGTAATGACGTGGACCCTATGCACTTTCAACTCTGCAAACACTAAGGAAAAGTTCAATGAATGGTTACAAGACTTATCTCGTTTCGCTTATCCCGATTGTCTTTGGCGTGCTTCAGATGACGGATTGGAATGCTTTCTTGAATGATCCGAAAGCGGGCGTTGCCGCTCTTGGTTCTGGCCTGCTTATGGCCATCATGCGTAAGGTTACTACGCTAACTTCGGGCGTGTAATGGCGACTATCTGGGCTGGCTTAATCTCTGGCCTAGTTAGCCTTCTCGGAACGATTGCTGCTATCTTCAGAGACAAGCAGCTAATTGATTCCGGGAAGGCTATTGCCATAGCTAAGCAGGATGCAAGCGAAATCAAGGAAGCAGAAGATGCGATTAAAGCACGCGATAACGCTTTGCGTTCTGTCAGCACCGCTAGCGGGCTGCTTAAGCACCTACAATCAGACCCCAATTGCCGTGATTAGCGCGGCGGCCTGTATTTCGCTGAGCGAGATTCAATATTCTCGCAAGGATACGGAACAAACCATCCGTCAAATCGTTGGGGCTAATGCGGCCCTGGCCTCTTTGTGTGGGCATGGCGCGAAATGACTGCGGAATGGGCTATTGGAACCGCACTTTCCCTCATTGCTCTTATGGGTGTATTCATGGCTTATGCTGTCAATGCAACCAATGCAGTTAACTCGAAGGTTGCAGCAACCGCCAAAGAATTGCATGAACGTATTGACGGAATACATACGCAATTCGTTCGGCGTGATGACTTGAACGGCCATCTTGAGCGCATGGAAACCGTTGTAAGTGCTATGCAGTCCGAACAGCGGGAAACAAATAAGCGCATAGATGCTGTGCTTATGGCGATAAGCAGCAAAGTTTAGATTTGCGCTTCTACGCGCTCTCGCGTATCTTCGCCAAATGTGGTCTAGCGAGCAAACCGAAAAAGATAGATTTGCCTTTGAATGGCTCCGTGAACCGGACGCCTTCAAGGCTGCTTTGGCTATTACTGGCGAAGGTAACGCGGGCCGCGCGTTGCTGTTTGCGTCCGAATGGATCAAAGACCCTTACGTTATTAATAAGAAAAAAGAATTAATAGACGAACAGGGCGAAGAAAGCTTTCTTCCGGCTAAAGCCGAAATCGCACGCAAAATCCTAGCAGTTCACGATGAAACATTGGATAAAGAAACAAAGCTTAAGGCTTTGCGTCTCTATAGCGAAGTGCTGGGCTATATCACAAAGCCGGGGGAGGGCAAGGATAAGGGCGCAGGGTTTACGATGAATTTAACTGCTACGGATGTTGCGCTATGATGCATTTCACGCCGAAGCAGCTAGAAGCGCAGCAAGTTCTAACCGTCGATTCGGCTGTTTATTGCATGTTGTTCGGCGGCTCGCGTTCAGGCAAGACTTTCTTGCTTGTTCGCAATGTCATCATGCGCGCTATCAAAGCCCCCGGCTCACGTCATTGCATCCTGCGCTTTCGCTTTAACCATATCAAATCGGCTATTATCTTCGATACCTTTCCGAAGGTTATGCGTATTTGCTTTCCCGATTTAGTTTACAAGTTAGACCGGGTTGATTGGTTTGCTAAGCTTCCGAATGGCTCCGAAATTTGGTTCGGCGGGTTGGACGATAAAGCCAGAACTGAAAAAATCCTCGGTAACGAGTATTCGACTATTTATCTTAACGAGTGTTCGCAAATCTCTTGGGGCGCTTACGGCATGGTCGTTACGCGCCTTGCCCAAAAGATTATGCAAAGCATTGACGGCAAAGAGCCTGTTGCACTCAAGCCTCGTATTTACTTCGATTGCAATCCGCCAAATAAGCTTCATTGGACATATTTAGTTTTCATTAAGAAAGTTGACCCGGAAACTAAACTTCCTTTGCAGAAGCCGGAAGCCTATGTTTCATGCAAGCTTAACCCGGCTGACAACGCCGAAAACTTAAGCGACAATTATCTTGAAACCTTGCAAGGTCTTTCGGCTAGATTGCGCCGACGCTTCCTAGATGGCGAATTTGCGGACGCTACGCCCAATGCTTTGTTTACGGACGAATTGATAGATAGCTGGCGCGTGATAGACGGCAAAATCCCGCCCTTCGTTCGGGTTGTTATTGCTGTCGATCCTTCCGGCGCAGACGATACCGATAACGCCGACAATGACGCCATTGGCATCGTCGCGGCGGGGCTGGGCGTGGACGGGAACGCCTACGTGCTGGAAGACTTGACTGTGAAGGCAGGGCCAGCCACATGGGGCCGCGTGGCCACTACAGCCTATGACCGCCTCCGGGCGAATTGCATCGTCGGAGAGACGAACTACGGCGGCGCGATGGTGCGTCAGACCATCCAGATTAGCCGCCCCCGAACGCCGTTTATTGAAGTTCACGCCTCACGCGGTAAGGCGGTGCGTGCGGAGCCGATTAGCGCCTTGTATGAAGAAGGCAAGGTCAGGCATGTTGGAAACTTCAATGAACTTGAAGAAGAATTAACGGCCTTCACGACTTCCGGCTATGTTGGGGCAAAGTCGCCGAATAGGGCCGATGCGCTAGTGTGGGCAATTCACGCGCTGTTTCCTGGCCTCACGCAACCTACCAAGAAACCGAAGATTGAACCTGTTATACCTGTATTTAACCCGATGGGGCGCATGTAATGGCTAAGCTGGATTCCGAAAAGATGAAGAAAATTCATAGCGAAGCTATTGCGGAATTTGGCCGCATTAACGGCGCGCTTCGTGACGAAAGGTTGCAATGCCTACAGGATAGGCGCTTTTACTCTATTGCTGGCGCGCAATGGGAAGGCCCGTTAGGCGAGCAATTCGAGAATAAACCGAAGTTTGAAGTTAATAAAATCCATTTGGCGGTTATTCGTATCATTAACGAATATCGCAATAACCGGATTAGCGTTAACTTTGTTCCGAAGGATGGAAGCGACAAACAAACGCTTTCCGATACGTGTAATGGGCTTTATCGGGCCGACGAACAGGATTCGACGGCAGAGGAAGCTTATGACAATGCTTTCGAGGAAGCAGTAGGCGGCGGCTTCGGCGCTTGGCGTCTTCGCGCTGAATACGAAGACGACGAAAGTGAAGACGATAAGCAGCGCATTAAGATTGAACCGATCTTTGACGCGGATTCAACCGTATTCTTTGACCTTGACGCCAAGCGCCAAGATAAGGCGGATGCAAAGCGTTGTTATGTGCTTACGGCTATGTCGCATGAAGCTTACGAGGAAGAATATGACGATAACCCCGCTTCATGGGGTAAGCTTATTCACCAAAGCCAGTTTGATTGGCTAACGCCTGACGTGGTTTATATTGCCGAATATTACGTTATCGAGAAAACGACCGAAAAGTTCCTTTTCTTCAAAGGCCTTACTGGCGACGAAAAGAAAGTTAGCGAAGAAGAATACAGTGAAGACACTGAAATGCGCAAGGAACTTAAGGCAACTGGCTACAAGAAAACCCGCGAGAAAGACATTAAATCGCAGAAAGTTCATAAGTATATTATGAATGGACGCGGCATTATTGAAGATTGCGGCTATATTGCGGGCAAGAATATTCCAATTGTTCCGATGTATGGTAAACGCTGGTTTATCGACAATGTAGAGCGTTGTATGGGGCATGTTCGCTTGGCGAAGGATGCGCAGCGGCTTAAGAATATGCAGCTTTCCAAGCTGGGCGAAATCTCTGCGCTTTCGACGGTTGAAAAGCCTATCTTCAGCCCCGAACAGATGCAAGGCCACGCTCTTATGTGGAGCGAAGATAACGTCAAGAATTATCCTTACATGCTTCTTAACTCTATAACCGATGCGAATGGGCAACCTGTACAAAACGGGCCGATTGGTTATACGAAGGTAGCGACTATTCCGCCCGCAATGGCGGCTTTGCTTCAGATCACCGAGCAAGATATTCAGGATGTACTAGGTAATCAGGAAGCGGGCGAAGAAATCCAGTCTAATGTAAGCGGCATTGCTATGGAACTTGTGCAAAACAAGCTTGATATGCAGACGTTTATTTATATCTCGAATATGGCCAAGGCGGTTAAGCGCAGCGGTGAAATCTGGCTTTCAATGGCAAAAGAATTGTTCATTGAAGAAGGCCGCAAGATGAAAACGATTAACGACGCGGGCGAAGTTTCCAATACGATTATTGGGCAGAAAGTCGCGAATGATAACGGCGTAGTTGAGACACAAAACGACTTGACAGAGGCCAATTTTGACGTGACCGCCACGCCTGGGCCAACAAGCGCCAGCAAACGTGCTGCCACGGTGCGCAGCCTCACCGGCATGATGCAGCTTGCGCAGATGGACCCGCAAACCATGCAAGTGCTGATTGCCATGTCCATGCTCAACATGGAAGGCGAGGGTATTCAGGATATTCGCGATTACTTCCGTAAGAAACTTCTACAAATGGGTGTTGTCGCTCCGACTAAGGAAGAAGCGGCGGAACTTCAGCAGGCCGCAGCCAATCAGCAGCCGGACCCGCAAAGCCAATTCTTGCTTGCTTCGGCAGAACAAGCCAAGGCTGACGCGCTGCTTAAGCAGGCTAATACGGTCCTTGCTTCGGCCAAGGCGGAACTTACCCACGCACAAGCCGCAGCGGAAATTGCGGGCATTAAGACGGACAAGATTGACCAAACGCTTAGAGTTATCCAGGCAATGGAGAATAGCGCGGCGCAACCGCAACAAATTCCTGCGCAGACTGCGCAATAACTCTTGCGAAACGTCACCGTTAAATCTAGGTTGTGTGGGCATGGTTTCCGCCTAGCCGTCAAATTAGGTGAGTAGCTTTAAAGGTCTTTAAATGAATATTCAGGCAGAAAACGAAATCGAAGGTAAAACCGAAACTGAAGCGCCTGTTGTTATTGAGGCTGAAGTTAAAGAAAATACTTCTACCGAAGTTAATGACGAAGCAGAAGACGAAGTTATAGTTTCGATTGGGGACGCTGCGCCGCCGTCCGACGATGAAGACATTTCCAAGGCCCCGGAATGGGTGCGAGAAGTTCGCAATACCAATCGGGAACTTGTCAAGCGTAACAAAGAACTTCAGGAACAGCTTAATCAGGTTGCTCCTAATGCTCAGGTTCCGGAGGTTGGCGCGAAGCCTACCCTTGAATCATGCGATTATGACGCGGACAAATTTGAGGCCGAACTTTTTAGCTGGCAGGAGCGCAAGACCCTTGTTGCTCAGGCCGAACAGGCTAGGCAGGCTGAAGCCGAGAAAGCGAACGCGGAATGGCGCAAGCAGCAAGAAGTGTACGATAATCGCAAAGTGGAACTGAAGGTTAAGGATTTTTCCGACGCCGAAGACATTGTTAAAGATACAATGTCAGTAGTTCAACAAGGGATTATCGTTATGGGTGCGGAAAACTCCGCACTTGTCGTTTACGCGCTTGGCAAGAACCCGGCGAGGGCTAAAGAACTGGCTTCGATTAAAGACCCTGTAAAGTTTGCTTTCGCTGTTGCGAAGCTTGAAGGACAACTCAAAGTGAGCAACAAGAAAGCGCCCCCGCCCGAAAGAACCGTTCGCTCTGGTAGCGGCGCTGTTTCCGGTGCGGTTGATTCGCAACTTGAACGGCTGAGAGAAGAAGCGGCGAAGACTGGCAACTATTCAAAAGTGGTTGCCTACAAGAAGCAGCTTCGAGAGAAAGCCCATTAATCTCTTAAAGGTGAAACATGGCTAACGTTTTTAACAAAGAAGAAAGAGTTGCCTTCGAGAACATTCTTGAAGGCTTTCAGGATGCGCTTATCCTTTCCAAAGCTGTTTCGGTTTATAATTCCGATTCGCAGGAACTGGAACGCGCGCTGAATACGATTTGGCGTCCGCAGCCCTACATTTCCATTTCCTATTCGGGAACGGATATGACTTCTAACTTCACGGATTATACGCAGCTTTCCGTGCCTGCTACCCTCGGCTTCAGCCGTTCGGTTCCTTGGGTGCTGACCGCTACGGAACTTCGTGACGCGCTTCAGGAACAGCGCCTTGGTCAGGCCGCGAAGCAGAAGCTTGCTTCTGACATTAACGTGGCTGTTTCTAATCTGGCCGCTACCTCCGGTTCACTGGTCGTCAAGCGCACTGTAGCAGCTACCGGCTTTGATGACGTGGCGCAGGCCGAAGCCATCATGAACGAACAGGGCGTCCAGTTTGACAACCGCTTCATGGCGCTGAATACCCGTGACTACAACGGCATGGCCAGCAACCTTGCCGCGCGTGGCACGATGACGGGCAAGCCGGTGACGGCGTATGAGCGCGCCTACGTTGGGCAGGTTGCTTCGTTTGACACCGTGAAGCTTGATTATGGCTACCGTTTGACGGCGGCGGCTGGCGTCACCGTCGCCATGAACGGCGCAAGCCAGTATTACACGCCGAAGGCTTATTCTACGGCGACCACTGGCGAAGTTCAGAACGTTGACAACCGCTACCAGGTTATCACTATTTCTGTAACTTCGGGTACGGTTAAGGTGGGTGATTGCTTCACGATTGCGGGCGTGAATGCGGTTCACCACATTACCAAGAATGATACCGGCCAGCTTAAGACCTTCCGCATTACCGCCATTGTGACGGGTGCGGGTGGTTCAGGTACGGTCCAGATTTCGCCCCCGATTATCTCGAATGGCGGTTCGACTTCGGCTGAAGCTGAATACCAGAACGTGACTGCTACCCCGGCCAGCAATGCGCCGATTACCTTCCTGAATACGGTTGCTGCTACCGTCAACCCGTTCTGGCAGAAAGACGCGCTTGAAATCCTTCCGGGCCGCTATGCGGTTCCTGAGGATGCGGGTACGGCTGTTATGCGCGCTTCGACTGACCAGGGCATTGAACTGGTTATGCAGAAGTTCTACGATATTAACACCATGAAGACTAAGTATCGTCTTGATACGCTTTATGGCGTTGTGAACAAGCAGCCTGAAATGTCCGGTATTATGCTGTTCAATCAGACCTAAGTTAACTAATACCTTGGGGGCTAACTGCCCCCAATCATTAGTTTACGGAGGCTGGTTTAATGGACGAATATCCCAAGATGCTGTTCAAGGCTGGCGGTTCGCTTGAACTTGCCGAAGGTAAGTTTTCCTTTATCATCGTCAATTCTTCGGAAGAAGAAGACGCCGCTGAAGGTTGGGAAGCTACGCTTGCTGGCGCGCTCGAACTGGCCAATCCGCAGGCCAATTTGAAATGGGAAGCCCCGTCCAAGGCGAAGAAATCCGCCCCGCCTGTCATCTAACTAGGAGTGTGGGCATATGACCGATGCGCATGAACGCTTTAACGCCGCTGCGGCGGCCCTGGCTCCGGCCTTGGCTGAAATCCTGAGCAAAACCAAGGTTGATGATGTTGCAACCATGAAGGCACAGAACGAAGCCTTGGTTGCGCAGAACGCGGATTTCCAGGCGAAGCTTACCAATCTTCAATCCGAATATGATACTACGCTCAATTCGGTTGCTGATTGGGCCGAAAACTTGCTTTCTCAGGTTCAGGCGGTCCTTAATCCTCCTGCCGGGGCTTAATCATGGCCTTTACGAAGCGCGACTTTGTGTTAGCCGCATTTGAAGAAATCGGATATGCTTCATATATTTATGATGCAATGCCCGAACAGCTTGAAAGCGTGCTTCGTTCGCTTGACATGATGATGGCGACTTGGAACGGGAAGGGCATACGGGTTGGCTACCCGTTGCCTTCCTCGCCTTCAGGCAGCAACCTTGATACGGTTACGGACGTTTCGGACGCTTTAGCTGAAACGATCTATAAAAACCTTGCTATTCGCATTGCTCCGCGCTTCGGTAAAACGATTCCGCAGGAAACTAAGCAAGCCGCGAAAGAAGGTTATGACGCATTGCTAATTAAGATTGCAATGCCAATCGAACAGAATTTCCCCACAAGGCTACCGGCTGGCGCTGGCAACAAGCCTTGGCGCAGGACACAAACCCCCTTCATTGTTCCGCCTGACGAACCGTTAGACGCTGGCAATGATGACGTTTTAACCTTTGAATAGGGCGGGTAGCATGTCTTTCGCAAAGATAGTTGCAACTATCATTCTATCCGTTATTGCTTCCACAGCTTCGGCTGTTCCTGTTGGCACGCCCCCGCCATATAATCTTGGCTTCCCCTTTCCCTTCGTTGGGCTAAACTCGTCCAATGGTGCGACGGACTTTTTTGACATCAGTGGCGCGCGGCAGTTTGAAATTTACCCGTTCCCTGGCGCAGTCAATTATTACGCCATTCAAGGGAACATCGCCAACGGCGGCCCTGCCCTTTCCGCGCAAGGCTCCGACGCCAATATTGACGCCAATATTGCGGCTAAGGGAACCGGCCTCGTTACATTGGGTAACGGCCTTGGTGTGCTGGCGCAGTTTGGCAACTATAATTCGTTGCCAAACACTGTTTGGCCTCTCATTGATTCGGCGCAGGGCAGTACGGTCATCTATTCGGCTGGCGGCTCCGGGGCAAACGTTAATATCAGTATGTTGCCTCTTGGCACAGGCGGCTTCTCGGCGGGGCCTGCCCAAACCGTCACAGGCACCAATGCGACGGCGTTAGGCAGTTCCAACAAGGCGAGCGGCTATGCGTCAACCGCAATCGGTATCGCCAGCTATGCGCAAGGGGCCTACTCCGTTTCAACGGGGCAATATGCGTTTGACAATTCCGTGGTTGGCAAGCGTTCGCATTCGAGCGCGCATCTAGGTTCGGCGCGTGGATCGACGCAAATTTCGGAACAAGTATTCGCCGCGTCAACTTCGTCCGCAACCCCTGTCAATGCAACGTCAGATGGCGGTGGCAGTTCGACGCT